AGTGTCGTGGCATTCACATCAGCACCGGCAATAAGAGCAAAGCCCGAACCTGTCCTTGAGTCCAATTTAGCCGCAGGACTTGTAGTGCCTAGTCCCAAAGAACCTGTGACTGCCGCGCCTCCACTCGTTGTTTCTATTCTCTTTACGTTGTTGAAATACAACTCAACATTATCATTCTTGTTTATCTCAATGCCCTTCTCGCTACCGATGTTGAATTGGAAACCTGCACCATCTTGGTTCTTGAATATCATCCAAGAGTCTGTTGCCGCATCGTGGGTTATCCGAGTGTGAGAACCATCGAACTTGAACTCCAATTGTTGTGAAGCACCCAATCTCAGCCTTGCATCATTGGTGGGCAAATCAACGCTGTTGAATGATTGGCTTCCATTTGAATTGCCACCCCTGAGCCTCAATACTTCTTCAAGAGTAAAGACATTGGCATTTGAGTCATTGGTGTCAAGGAAGAATGACATCTGCCCTTCATTGATGAGGCTCGACCCTACTGATTGGTATGCAATCCTAGCATCGGCAGTATCGGTTCTGAATGTGATTCCCGACCATGACCCATCTGTGGTCGAAAGATTCTCGATAAACAGGCCACCGCCTTGAGCATTGGCCCCGATAGCACCCGCACCGCTTTGTGAGCCGCTACCTTCGGGGTCAGTCCTGTTGTCTGTGTATTTCAGATGCAGAGGGAACAATGGTGATGATTCTCCTACGCCGAGACTTGTTCCATCGAATACGAGATTGGCCTCACCGTTGAGAGCGTCAGCACTACTGAAGGTGGCTATTCTGTTGTTAGCACCATTGGCTACTGCCGATACTGCCCCGCTACCACTTGAAGCGGTGTCGATGGAATCTTGGAGATCGTCTATCGTCATGTATTTCCATGAAGAGGCAGACTCATCCCAAAGCAGAATCTTGTCATCGGTGGCATCTGTGGATTCGGTTAGTTGATCTAAAGTAGCGGGGTCTGCTATCTGCAACCCATTACTTGTTTGTGCTAGTCCATTACCTGCATTTACAAAGAAAGTTGTTGAAGATAATCCAATACCATTACCTACTCCGTATGTGGTGTTAGTAGCGGCAATTGTCACCGCACCTGCGCTTTCTGTAATTGTGACATTGCTACCTGCGGTGAATGCAAGCGTTTCACCATTGGCTAATGTATTGCCACCTGCGGTGACTGTTCTAGGTGCAGTAATGTATGACCCAAGATCACTAATTTGTGATTCTGTTATGGAAAGGGCGGCTTGGTGTTGAGTGACGTTGCTTTCTGCTATCCTAGCATCAGCGAAAGTGCCACTTGTAATCTTTGAAGTAGCCAAATTAGGAATGTCGGATGCGGATAACCCGCCATCAAGGATATTGATTTCTGCTAAGGATGCAGTAATGCCCAAGTTAGTCAGACCTTGTGCCTGTTGTGTGCTAGTGAGAGACTGGTTGTCGTCAATCCTCAATCTGTTGCCAAGCGAGGTTGCGGTCGTGGTCGAGAAACTAGCATCATCGTTCAGAGCCGCCGCCAACTCATTCAGAGTATCTAGGGCGGCAGGGGCAGAATCGACTATGGATGCGGTTTTGCCGTCCACATATGCCTTAATGGATTGCTGAGAGGCGGCGGCAGTAGCACTATTGGATGCAAAGTTATCCTCATCGAGAAGAGTCAATTGCGTGTCAGTTGAAACGAAATTTAACTTGCCACCTGTGTCATCGTATGTGACAGAGATATTCGTTTCCGTGTTGCTAGACACCATTGCCCCAACGATGTCCTGCACCTCTTCCGTGCTGAGTTGAGTGTTGGTATCTGTGGCGGCAAGCGTTAGCGTTCCCGCCGCATCATCGTAGGTTTTGGTTATGTTAGATCCTGCCGTGATTACTCCTGCTACGAAGTCCTCGACTTGCTCTTGAGTCAGTTGAGTGTTGGTATCAGTTGATACGAAGTTCAGTTTCCCGCCCGTGTCATCATAGGTGACTGCGATGTTGGTTTCCGTCCCCCCATCCACCATCGCCCCCACTATGTCTTGCACCTGCTCTGTCGTTAGTTGGGTGTTGGTATCAGTCGAGGTTATGGTCAGTTGTGTATCGCTGTCCCTGGTCACTGTGACGTTCGTACCTCCTACGATGGTGATGTCATCGTTGCTACCTGAACTTGGGTCGAGCCTCAATGCGGGGTTGTCATTATCTCCACTTGTCTGTGCGACTAGGAAATCATAGGTGACTGCCGATGCCGCTCCTATGGTGATAGTGTCACCTGTTTCTGAGATTGTGACGTTGGAACCTGCCGCTAGTGTGACGAAATCCGTACCACTCCCCGAACCTCCTTCGGTCAAAACAATCCGAGCATCGCTACCACTTGTGGCCGTGCTAACTGAATATGTCGTATCGGCAGATACAATGGTTATCTCGTCATTGCTTTGAGAGACAGTTGTGTTCGTGCCTCCTGTGATTTTGACTGTATCTGTTCCACTACCGCTACCACTTGCGGTAAGGACTATGTTCGCTCCGCCAGTTACAGTAGCAGAACTGATTGCATAGATATGATTCAAGTCGTCTTGGAAGGTCAAGGCTCCGCTTCCATCGGTCTTTAGAATCTGGTTCGCGCTTCCGTCTGCCGTTGGCAACGTGAATCCGCTTGAGCCGAACTTGACCTTACCGCTACCATGTGGTGCGAATGTGATGTCATCGTTGTTGGTTGAAGTCTTGAAGGTTAAAGGAGATGCCGTGACGATTTCTCCGCCATTTCCTGTTGTGATAATCCTAATGTCAAAGTCATCAGAGTTTGGTGATTTGAGGTCTATGTATGCTCCTGTATCGCCACCGAGTTCTATTGATTGGTATCCTGTGCCTCCTCCTCCTATGGTAATTACTTCATCGCCACCATTGTCTATTCTCAAAGTCTGACCATCATATGTGAGTGTGGACTCACCCTGAAATGCATCTGTGCCGGTTGCAGTAAGAACACGGTTGTTCGCACCGCTACCCATGAAGTCGCTGACATCCACGCTGAACTCGCCTGTGCCGCTAATGTCGATTCCTGTTCCTGCCGATGGAACAGACCCTGCGTTCAGACCTATGTTAGCACGGGCATTTGATTGCTGAGTGGAAGTGAGTCCCTGACTGTTAGTATCGACTCTGACACGGTTTCCAAGGGCAGTTGTTACTGTGCCTGAAAAATTATCATCATCATTTATCGCGGCGGCTAATTCGTCTAATGTGTCCAATGCCGCAGGTGCGCCCCCTAGTAGGTTGGATACGCGAGTATCGACATATGCCTTTACGGATTGCTGAGAAGCGGCATGAACCGCAGAGTTCGATGCGAAGTCGTCTTCGTCCTTGAGATCGAGAGTGACAGTAGCAGAATAATCACCGCTTGCTGTATTCTGCTCGTTCTGAATCAGGATGCCCGTGCCACCCGTGAGATCGACACCTGATGTGATTTCAGACAGAACAGCAAAGCCGAATGATTGAATCTTGTCTTGGATAGCGGCAGAGGTCATCAACGACGTATCGTTGTCTGCAAAAGACTCAGAACTCGTTTGAAGACTATTAGCCGCTAGTTCGGATACTGTCAAATCACCTACGTTGAGTGTGATTGCCCCGCTAGTTGCCGTACCCGTCAGCCCCGTTCCTGCCGCAACGCTATACACCACACCTGAAACGCCTCCAATCGAACCTCCTGTGATGCTTACCGCGTCAGAGTTCTGCGTAGCCATTGACCCTAGACCCAATGAGGCTCTAGCAGTCGCACCGCTTTCCGCTACCCAATTAGCCCCACTTCCTACGATGAATACCCCGTCAGAGGGGGTCATAGCGGCCAAAGTCACTAAATCTCCGTCATAGGATTGATATGTGTTCAGGCCAGATATTTCACCTGATGCAGGATTTACGATTGGTTCTTCGGGTGAAGCCAATAGGCTGAATGTAACTATCTCGTATTGGAGCGTGTACCTGAATAGTTTCTTGCTCCTATCAGAAAGGTCTGTCCTTGTCTTGAATATGGCTCGATCGAAGTTCGTACCATCTCCCTTTCTGAATCCATGTATGATTCTTCGGACCTCGTTCCTTAGTTCTGATAATCTCTCTCTGCTATCGACAGACCTTATGTCGATGGTGATATTGACGTGTTCGTTCACATAGTCATACAGCAGTTCGGGTTGCGCTTCGTTATGTGCTGTCTCAAAGATACGGATGACATCGCTATCGAGCATCCTGACTCTCTTCGCATCGCCCCTGTCAAGATCGGCAATGTCCTCTATGGATGGCTCTGGGGGTTTAGACCAGTTCGACTGGAGTATGTCTCGTAAAGCAATTATCGGGTCAGCCAAGGTACGCATCCTCCAGTTTGTCTATTGATACCTCTATCTGCTTGCCCGTGGGGCTATTGTTTACCTGTATCATAGCCAGTTCTTCTAGTTCTTCGTCAGAGTAGTCAAGACCGTCTATTTCAGACATCTTTCTCTCTCTTTCTAAAACCACATCGTACATGGCTCTCTGCGCTTGGGCAGACTCTGAGATAGACTTCGTAACTTCCTTTGTGTTTTTTAGGATGTTCTCAAGGTATTTGATGTAACTCTCTTGCACAGACTAACCACCCATACCTGCAACAATTATTGACTCTTGATATGGGATTAGTAGTCTCTTCACCTCTTCGTCTAGTTTCTGCATCTTTGAACTCAAATCCACGTTCTGCGTTCCCTCCGGGAACATCGCCGTGTAGTCGTCAGTCATCATGATGTCCATGGCAACCAACTTCGTGCAAGCATCCTCTATGGCCTTGTCGAGATACCTCTCTCCATAGACGTATGAAATCTTGAGGCTGTGATTCTCAAAGAATGGGTATTGGTTGTTGAACATGATTGCACCGTTGTCCTCTATCGACCACCAATCCTTCTGTCTTTGCTCATCCGTGGCATCGCTATCGAATGTGGTTTGCTTGACGACGGTGCTTGTAGTGAGTCCTGATTGGAAGTTTGATGTGAGATCGTCTGCTATGGTTATGCTGTTGCCGCTCCTAGTGCATCTTGCTACCTTTATGTCCGTGCCAGAACCATAGTAATACAATCCATTTCCTTGTACGAAGCCTGAGCCATCTGCAACGGTGAACGTGCTACCCGTCGAAGCAACGGTCTGGCTGTTGGTGTTGCTCAAGTCGAAACCAAAGCAACTCTCGTTCGTGACGGCAATGGTGACTATCTCTCCCTCATCGGTCGATCTCATGCTACTAATCAGGACGTTGCCATCACCCTCATCGCTGTTGGCAGTAGCAAGGAACTCATGGCTCACGTTGAGTGCCTTGCTATTCTCGGTCATGCTACCAATCTGTATGGCCGCTTTGGACGTGCTACTGTCTTGATTAATCAGGTTGCCAATCTCAGAGGCTATGGTCTTGACACCGAAGTCCTTCGCCCATGTGGTCGATGATGTCCCACTTGACAATGTTGCAGTATGCGCTATGTTAGGACAGAGGAATATCTTGTCTGTTCCATTGAATAGATGAGGGTCTTTGACGACAAGGCGTATGCGAGCGGCGGCTAGTTCCCTATACTTGTCTCCCTGCCAGACGCCCATTCGCAGGAGTCTTTGGATTGGCCTGTATCTAAGGTAAACCGCACCAACGTAATCTGTGTAGTACCTCCTTCGGTATGGCTTGAAAGTGGTGAAGTTCTGATACTCATCGACCATGAGGTGAGGTCGCCATGAGATTCTGCATATACCGTCGATGTAATCTTGCCTCCTCCTTATCAGAGTCTCGACTTGAGACTTGGTTATTCCTCTCTGACCAGAGTTGGAGAGTACGCTTGTCGGCTGTATCTTTGCCAGATTGGCTTTCGTGTATGCCGTCCCCGGATCGACCGCTTTCAGAGTCACACCTCCACTAGACCCCGTTGATTCAACACCTGTCAGCGTAATTGATTTCCCCAGACCATCCACGTTGTCGTAAATGGTCAGCACGTCATCCGTAGCGAAACCCCATCTTCGATAGTCTTCACCAGAGATTGGCATCTTTATCACAGTCTGCCCTCCTTCTGAGGCTGTGCTTGTATCTCCAATCAACTCCGTTGGTTTGGCGTCTGGTAATTGCAAGTAGGACTCGACCTTTGCTACGGTGGTGTAAACCAACTCATCAGGATAGAGGGGCTGACTTGGCCTATGCCCCGGTGTGAATGTCCTTGGCACTATGCATCACCCATGTCTCCCCAGATTGAAATCCATGTCTGATCCGCAACCGGCACATCGAGGAGTCCAACAGAAATGCAACAACCCACAGTCGGTGCAACGAGTTCCCGATGTGATGTTCTGAATGTCATATCTCTCCCTACCTCTCAACTTCATCTTGATTGTCTGCGCCTTCGCAAGGTTCTTCCTGCTAAAGGGGGAGTCGCCCTCGTGGATAGAACCTTCGTCGGTGGCTATCTCAGCCATGCGCGTCTTGCGACGACGCTCTATCTCGTGTGCTTCTTCAAAGCAGAGGTCATCGACTTCTAGTCCCACCGGCAAGCCCCCGATTAGGCTCGTCCACCTGTGACTGTGACGTATGTGACTACGCTTGATAGGTTGGTCGCGTTATCGACCTCATCCAAAGCATCCCCATCTGCACCTGCTTCAAACGCCTTCAACTTCTTGTTGGTTCTGTCGTACTGGAAGACGAAACCGCCACTCACTTCAACATGGACGGTTTCTATGTTTGAAACATAAGCAGTTAGATCGAGTGCTTCTCCGTTAGTTGGATAACTATCGTCAAAAGTTACCTTGAGAGCAACAGTAAGCCTATTGCCCGTCACATTCGTTCGTCCTAATTGCTCGACTGTAAGTGCCATACAATTAACTCCTTGGGGACAATCCTATTTAACATATATTTTTTTAATCACTCATGCAGAATGGTGATTTTAGCGATGTTTGATGCTCCACTTGTGAAGACTTTACCACCAGAAAGGGACAATGTGAACTTGACTCTGCCGCATACCGCTCCGTTCCACGATCCTGCCGCACCTGCCGGGTTGTTGATTGTGAGGTGCGCTCCTGCTGTGTCCGTGTTCGCTCCCTCTGCAATCTGGAAGTGTCCTACTAGGTTGCTTGCGGTCCTGAAATCGAGACTCGATACGGTTTCACAATACTTGTAATCAGTTCCGCCGTCCGATTCCGCATCCATCGTGATTGCCATTGAACCCTGTGTAGCACCGTTGGAGTTGCTTGCCATGCGGGACATATCTAACACGATACGGGAAATCTTCCCATTCATGTCGATAGTACCACTTATGGAAGCAGTACCATCTCCCACTATGTCTAGGACTCTGCGGTTGATTCTGGTGCGACTTGCGTAACGACCTACGCCGTCATCAATCTCATCGTTCACTCAGACGCCCCCGTGATGTGTTCACGGGCGGCATCGGTCATAGATGCCTTGGTCGATCTGTTATTCACGGAGATGCCCTTGTCTGAACACCAAGCCATCATCTGCGCTCGTGTCATAGTGCTGTCGAAACCTGCCGCCGCTAGGAGTATATCCACATCCACCTCTGCATCGGTAGTAGCGGGTACTGGTTCTTCCTCAACCACTTCCTCAACTACTGGCTCAGGCTCAGGCTCAGGTTCTGCCACAGGAGTCGGTTCTTCGACTACCTCAAGCATCTTCTTTGCCTGTTTCTTGCTAGTGCCTACTACTTCCCAAGCCGTTGCACCGTTCTCAATCATAGGGATGAACTTGTTCCTGATAAGATCCTCTGGGATGTCGTCCCTAATCATGCCACGGGAAAACCCTGCAACAATGTGCTTGTTTAGGCGTATTTCCGTGTAAGGGCGGTTTCCAACGTAGCGAAGGCTAAGAGCCATTTGGCTCACCTTCACCTGTATAGGAACGTAATCCTAACTGTGTCGCCGTCCTGACCTGCCGAAGCGGGGGTCAGTTTTAGCAGAGTTGTGGTTGATACGTTCCCTGCAACCGTGAAGGCGTTTCCACCCGCAGTCGTTATGTTGTGTGCGGACAGGATTCCTACCAACTCCGAACCAACCACAGGGTTGGTCGCTAGTGCTAGGTCGTATGCGAAAGCCGCATCTCCATCCGTCACTACTACATCCACGACTGCCATTGCCATTACGCTTGTTGCCGCGTTGCTTCCGATCGGGCTTTGTAGCCAGTTTGTGTCATCCATTCCAACTCCGCCGTAAATGCGGCTGTTGAATACTTCTGTTGCGCTAGTTATGTTCGTGTTTGCCATATCTTTCTCACTCCTTTTTCTCCATCATTCTCCATCTGCTCACGCGGATATGTCCCTCACCTTTCCGTGCGCTCGATAGAATAACTGCCATAGTTCTCCCATGGTGTGGAACATACCCATCTGTCCTAGCCTGTTAATCCCGAATGGGTCGCCAGTCTCGATACCAGACTCGTGGTACAGAGTTGGCTTGGCCGTGCAGAAGTATAGGTAATCCGTGTCGAGGAAATACATTCTCGACAGTTCGCCTGTGTCTGCGTGTACGTCCTTGGAAGGAATTAGTGGTACGCCGTTGTAGGTTGCTACGACGAATCCTGCCTCCATACCGGGGACACCCTTGACTCCGTTCACACCGGGAACGACTCTCTTCATCTCGGTGAACCTCTGCTGTGGCTGAAGGAGTTGCTGAATCTTCTCAAGCGTATCGTAGCCAGTCAGCATGACCTTTGGCTGTCCACCCTTCTCCCAGATGCTTCGGAACATTCCGTCTATGATGTTCAGAGACAGAGCGCGAGCGGCTCCTGCGGAACCCGCGTCCACGTTGGAGTCGTACCATTGTGCTGAACCTGCACCTGCACCGTTCCTCGTGATGTTGTATTGATTGTGGTCTGCAATCGTGTCCACGAAGTCAGTTGCTGTCTCGGTGAAGGAAGACGAAAGAGTCCTGTCTAGGGACTCAAAGTCGTTTCCTGCGGCTAGATCAACGTCCTCTAAGAGCATCGTGTTGATGTGTTCGGCGTGGTGCTTTGCCATCTCCATCTTCATGACAGCCCTAGCGTCACCCAATCCGTCGTCCTTGTCAGCGAGGAACATTGCAGTCTCGCTCAGGTCGAAGGTGTGAGCCACGGTCTTGGGCTTGGTAGCGACCTCTGCGAAGGTCGGCTTGCTCGTTTCTGGAAGAGTTCCGTTCTCAGGTAGTCCACCACCCTTTGTGAAGGAGGGCTTGTCTGTGACTACCCTCCAACCGCTCTTTTCCCAAGGCTTCTTTGGAAGTATGCTGAAAGCGTTGAACTCTTGGTTCAACTGCGACCAGACCTTTCTTCCGAAGATTGCTTGGTAGGTTCCGGTGGTACTGCTCACCAGAGGCGAGTCAGCCTTGAGGAGGTCAGTTCCAGAGTATGCCCATGCGTTTGCACCTGCACCTGCTCCGTAGTATAGCCTCTCCATGTCTTCAATTGTTCGTATGTATCCTCTTGATCCACTCATTTTTTTCACTTCCTTTCTCCTATCTCACCCGAAAAACGATTACTCGCCCCTCAAAGCCCTCCTTGCTAGATCCTCTGTGGCCTTCCACCCGTCGAGGTCTGTACCCATCTGGGCAAACTCCTCGTGTGTAGGGATGCGAATGTCGGTCGTGTCAGGCGCGGCTGACTTGGCAATCTCGTCAGAGCCAGAGCGTAGGTTCTCAATCTCTGCCTTTAGAGTAGCAATCTGTCCGCCGTAGTCGTTTGCCTTCTGAACCTCTAGTGCGCGAGCAGTCTCGGCCTCGTAGCGAGCCTCCCAATCCTGCTTTACTAGGGACTTGAGTGCCTCTTCGTCGCGTAGTGCCGCGTATGCCGAGTATCCTCTCTCTAGGTCGTCAGAGGTTATGTCTCCTGCCTTGATTACGTTCTCGTTCCCGCTTGGTGCGTTGTATGCCATGTTAGCAACACCGGGTTGCTTGATGACGTACTTGTTGCCACCGGGAGCGGCTAGAGCGGGCATGGTTGGCTCGGTTGCGTCCTCGCCGCTTCCGATTTCGTCGCCCTGTCCTCTGTGAGAGTAGCCACCTTGGCCGTCCACTCCGACCATGTATGCCTTCTCTAGGCCGTAGTGTTCCCTGAGTCCATCAAGGTCCACTCCCTGCTCGTGAGCGAACTTCTCAAGAGTGTCGATGTAGTCAAGAGCGTCCTGAGTGGACTTTCCAATCTCTTTCTTCTCCTTCATGTTCTCCTCTTTCTCTTTCTTGGGCATATTCTTGTCATCGTTATACATACCCTTGTCATCTGCTTTTTCTTCTGACTTGTCCAGTTTGCTGAGTATTCCACTCAGGCTATCCCTGATTTCCGTCAATGCTTCATTGTCCGTCATTTTTTCCACTTCCTTTTCATTGTCCATTTTTAGTATGGTATATCTGGCCTCTGGGTTGATTCCCTTTTTGCAGAGAGTTATCTCGTGCAACTCAAGGTCAGTAATCTCACGGTGGTTGCCATGCTCAGGTGTGTGCTTGGACACACGGAATAGGGCTTGGCCCCCTATTGAAAAGGCGCGGAGATCTCCATCTCGCACCTGCTTTTGCACTTCTCGTGCCTTCTGAATGTCGTTGCGAATCCTGCAAACGACGAATAGGCCGTGGTCGTCCACCTCGGACTTCCACACTCTGCCTTGTGAATCTGTGTAGGAAGGAACTACCTCTCCGACTTGGATGCCGCTATGTGCTAGTTGCACGTTCCTGAATGCCGCGTTGTCCATGAATTTGCCAAAGGCCTTCTTTAGTGCGTCAGCAGGGATTCTGTCACCCTGCTTGTCCACCATGTCCACGCTTGCGTATCCGGCAACAAACAAATCGTTGCCGTTGTCCTGCTTGAGGATGAAGTCTGCTCCGAAAGCGGACCATCCAACTGAGGGTTCAAGCATCTCTGCGGTTGCCATTGTTTTGACCAATTTCTTACAATGGTATATCAATGACAACATGACAGGGCTGTCATGACTCACAGGGCTTTGTCATCACGAATGGCGGGCAGTACGTCGTTTTCATCCTCTTCGTGAGTTTTTTCTTTTCTTGGAATGCGAATCTTGGCTTTCTCCTCATTCACTTCTAAGACAGAATCTCCCTCCCCTGTCTCCACAATCATTTGGAGCGGTTTGAACATTCTCTTAGGATCGACTGCTTCTTCACCCTCTCTTGGGTTGCCGAAAGTAGTATTCTCTTCATCAGTAATATGTGTCGGACCTGTTGGTGCGGTTATGTCTGCTTGCATACCCGCCCAAGCACCCCCATCTGCTGATGCCCTATTCATGCGAGGAAATGCAAACTTCTCCTGTATGTCATCATCAATCGCCTCATTGACTGTCCATCGCTTGTCATCCATCTGCTCAAGCCCGTACTCTCCTGCATACTTGTCAAGAGTGCTTTCTTTGAGGCCATCAACCAAGGCTAGTATCTCCTTCGTGGTCTTTGCCTTGTCATCATGAGTTATGGCTTTACGAGCGTGTCTCATCAAGTCAGAGATGCTTTTGTCATCGTCAAACTCAGATTCTGTTATGACCTCTGGAGCCTTGTCTATTGTCTTTTTCAGGTATGAAGGGATGTGTCTTAGAAGGGGATTCTCCGGTTCTATGTGATACGCGGCAACGGGACTCCATATCTTTGATTGTATCTTGGCGTTCTTGATGAGATACTCTGGTCCCTCGTATGATTCTATGAATATCCCATGCTCGTCCGTGTCAGTCTTGACTATGACTGGCTGATGTATGGATGGATACTCTAGGATAATATCGGAGCCTTTGACGCTGACCTCTGGCAACGGAGGGAGTATTGCCTCCTTGCTTATGTCGGTCTGTGCATAGAGAATCCATTTTGGATGCACTTCTTTGCCTTTCATGAATGTCGAGGTCGCATCTCTAACTAGCAAGTCGTCCCTGTCCAAATTCGCTATTGCCTTTGCAAGGCCGTCCTGATCTGTATCGACACAGCAGTTTGGCGCAGGATAGTGAAGATTCTCGGTAGTCGAGTATAGCGTTCTTAGTATGTTCACCCTATCACTCAGAGGTTCCATGTGAATGTCATCTCCCTTGTGGACAAGAAGATCGACGACAGTTAGGACATCGCCATCAGCATACGCATCGAAGGTGACATCCCCTTCGATGGTGTCCTTCATCGACTTCTTGATTTTGCTTGAGAGACTAGAAGGCTCTATGCTCTTACCCGTTTTCTTCACAATCAAATGCCGTCCCTTTGGCTTTTTCTGGACAATCCAATTGCCAGTAAAGCCCTTCAAGTCATCAATGTCATCTAGGTTCCTGAGAACGTGGGCGGGTTCTATGGTGTCCTTGAATACGCCTGTCGGCTTGTAGTCATCCGACTTCGCTAAGTCATAGGACAAAGTTGGGAAGCCCATTGTTGAATTATTGGACGCATATATTCCGGCAGTTGTATTCGGAGGTATGATTTGTTTCTTTGACCATTGGGGATCGACTGCACTAACCAGTCCCTCATGTGCGGTTCTCTGTAAAGTCGTGAACGGTGTGTCTTTGATGGAAAACTCCGGGCTATCTGTGTCTCTGTTCCACTTCCATGCAAGAGTCGCGGGCATTGGATTGCCCCACCCGTCTGTGTTACCGCTATTGTAAGATGGTGGGGCCACAGATTCCGAGTTCGGACTGACAGGGCCGAATACCCCTCTCTTCATTGATTTCATGCCACTTGAGTAATCGGGAATCGAGTATTCAAAGTTATGAGTGTTATTTCCTCGTAAGAGTGAATACTCTGCGGCTTGCGCTAACTGTTGTATGTTGCCCCTTGCTATGGTCGAGAGACTAGGGTCAGTCCCATCTGGGGACAAGTGTTCCGCTCCGAATTGACTCATGATGTCAGTTGCCATTCTTCTCATAGTAGTAGCCAAGGCCTGATCCGTATTCTTCGCATGACGATTGTGCAGGTCGTAATACTCCATGTTTGAGTTAGGGTGTTCCTCCCTCAACCTACCACTTCTAGGCTGATGCAAATCAGAGGTAGCCATTATGGCTTGACCTAGTTTGCTGAAATTGAATGCGCTTGATGGGATGGTCATGATGTTGCCTTGGCCTTCGATTGATTGTGGCGGTAGGTGTTGATGCCTAGAGGCATGACTCCAATTTGCCCTTCTCCTCTCAAAATCCATGCCCTCTCCCATGGACATCGGAGTATGAGCATGAGCGTGTTCAGGTGTAGCATTAGATGAGACAGGGAAGTGAGAACCACTAAGCATATGCTGTCCCTCTATTGGGACGCCATCCGTAAGCATGGACTTCAACCATCCATCACCGAACATCTTGGGATATGATTGCGATAAGAGGGACTTTAGTGACTCATGGTCACGACCGACTCCTCCCCAATACTGGAATGGCTCCCACCAATGGTAGTTATGTCCCGGTTCGCCTTCGATATATGGGGAGTAAAACATATCCTCTCCCGAAGCAGTAGGCCCACTTCGATCGCTTGGCCTCTGCCACCAAGCAGAGAGAGGGGTGTACCTGTCTCGCCAGTTCCTCAATGCCCTGTCCCATGTCATGCCCGTCTTCCCCTGCAAGTCATTCATGAGTTTCTTAGCGTCTGGGGAATCCATGTCCTCGGTCTGACTCATCTTTCCTACGATGTCAAGGAACCTCTCTATCTGTTCAGGCTCATTCCACTCAAGGCCAAAGAGATATGGAAGCAGACCGAAGTCATTCGTCAAATGGTTTCTCTTCTGTTCAGCCCATTCCTCCTCTGACAATCCAGAGTTAGCGATTGACTTCTTATACATACTCAAAACAGAGTTATCTGGCTGACCGTGCATCCTCGCCTCCTCACCCCTTCTCTTGTTTCTCCTCTCAGTCTCTTGGTGGTTTTCTCCTGAGCCGTTTATGAAATCGAAGAGATGCTGAACATAGTGAGGCTCTCCCCATGCACTTCCATGTAACAAAGGGCAACAGTTTGAGTTACTGCCAAAGGGGTGGTGTTCGCCAAAGCGATTGCCTTCACTAGCCATGGGCCAGTCTGATGCATATGATGTTGAGACTTTCGTGTGTCCTGCTAGGAAGTCCTTGTAATCAGGCAGAACCATCTCGGAGGGAAGCAATGCCCCCTCCAAATCACGCATGGTGTATGGAGACTCAGGTGCTGACATGGCAAGCGCGGCCATGTCCTGCTTGGTTATCTCAGCACCATCAAGCGTTTTCAGATACTCAGAGACTGGTGGACTCTTGCCGATTATGCAGGAGAGAACCACGTCAGTCCTGAGTTTGACCTGATCTGACATACTTCCCACCATCATAGGCGGGCATATATCTGCTCTATCTTACTTGCTATCTCATCAATGATGCCTAGTTGGCCGGGATTTGCTTGCTTCTTGATTGTAGCAAGTGCCTCCTCAACCTTGTCACGATACATGGACCCGCCAGTCCCTCCATCGTTAAGTTTCATGTGCAAAGACGAACCCTCGACATCATATCCCGTTTTGTAAACGGAGGGCATATTGTAGTTCTCGCTAGTGATTGACTTCTTTGGGCCATCCTCCGTGTAAGGCAGGAGTTGGTTGTAGTGAGGGCCGTGTGCGGGTATCTCAGTCTCACCGGATATTTCCACATACATCGGCTTCACGTCGCTTCCTGACTTCTCTTGGAAATACTTCTGGAGGAAGTCAGACGTAGGATCGGACTTCTTAACGTCCCCACACTCTCTATCGCATTGTGCTTTTTGCTCTGCTGAACACTCAGAGTATTTCTTGCCGAACTTCTTCATGCAATACTTGTTCTTCTCGCTCATGTCAGCCTTCTTGATTTTCTTCTTCCCTGACATTGCGGCCTCGATAGCCATGCCTCTCTTCTCCTCATAACCTGACAACTTGCCGTCTTTATCCAAATCTGCCTTGTCCTTGTTCCTGACTTGCTTCTTTACTCTTCCTTTGCCACAGGTAGGGCAGTCGTCCTCCTTGCACATACCTCCAGACTCCATGGACATACACGAGTTCTTCTCAATACCCATTGCCTTTTCGATTTGCTTGACAATAGCCAGTAGTTCGCCTTCTGCTGATTCCTTAAGCGGGTCATAGTATCTCATTCTCTCATCTCCCTTTCTGCATCTTCCCACTCAGCCAGTTCGTCATACCTAGACTTGGTAATCATGTCTCCACTACCGGAGAATGGACCTGCCACGGCTGTGTTCTCAGTATCCCTGTTCAATGGGTCGAATGTCTCTGCGGCATGAGGTGTGACCATGGAAATCCATCCTGCCTTCCTCATCATTATGGCAGGGTCTTCCTGATTCTTCTCCAGTATGGCGTTCTCCGCCTCTAGGTTCTCGATGCGGGCCTTGAGTATCTTGACCTCCTCCATCAGTTCCTTCGCTAGTTCGATAGACTCCTTCGTGTCCTTGTCGCTCATTGCATCGGCCCCCCTTGTGCCATTTGGCTTGCGTCCATAGCCATTAGGTGATTGAACTTGACTCCTAATGCCCCCCAACTGTCTTTCAAATCTTGCAAATCCTGCCCAAATAACACCAAGCCTCTTTCAAAATCAGATATTTCCTGACCATCGACATTATGCGCCCTCTGAGTATCGAGCATACTTTTTAGTTCAACCACCCTTCCTTCCACCTGAGCAAAAGTGGAAGTCACGTTATCATACGCTCTAGCCGCATCGGACTTGGGCGGGCCACCTAGTCCGGGTATCGCCGCCGCCGCTTGTTCCTGTGGAGGTTGGAGATTCTGAGGCTTTGCCTCCATCATGCCCATGGGGTCCACCTCTTGCTTTAGCAGGGACAAATCATCGCGTTGTCGCAATGCCCTCATTCTCTCAGCAAGAGAACCATCGGATTTCCATGCCATGTCATCACTCAATATACTGTATGCTCGCGGAAGATTCTATCTGTTCTCCCTGCACGAACGACGCCAAGGGCGATAGCACCGTCATTGGGTGAGAGGTTGCCTTCGTTATTGTCGAATTTCAGTATTTGACCGAGTTGAACATCTGACTTCTCTGAGGCCTTTGTAAGAGAGTCGAAGAGTCCTAGATCGTTGGTAATCATTGACAATGCGTTCTTGGCATCGTTCAGGTGTTTCTCCACGTCATCTCTATTGTTCAGGTCTATTGCTTTCTGCATTGCTTCGACAGAAGCCAATGCCCTGCGAGTCATTGGGTCCATTTTCTTGAGGCTAAATAACTGGTCGTCACTCATGTCGCTCGCCCTCGCTAGAAAAACCATGCTTAATGAGAATTCCCCCGCTCGCTACCCGTGAATTTACGATCGATACGGTTGATGGCACTATCTGCATTGCCGATTTTCTTGCCACCCATGCCCTTGTCTCTCTTGTCACCTTTCTTGCCTCTGCTCGATGCCCCATCATGCCTCTTCATGTGCGTGGGCGACTTGCTTCCTCTTGCCTGTTCGCCATACTCAGTCTGACCCAATGGCTTGAGTTCCGTCCCACGAGTGGTGTGCTTGGCTTCTCTCAATTCCATGGATTTGCCAACGTCATCTTCGTAGTGTTTTGTTTCACGCAATCTTCGTAGTATTTTGAAATTAGGACGATACCCCGTATTATTATTTACCAATTTAAATTCATATTCAGGCATCTGCGCTTCTAGGATATTCTTGGCTCGTAACATCCCCATAGTGCTTGTTCCGGGCATGAGAGGATCGATTTCTTCCCATCCATCGTCACGAGGATATGCTCCTGCCTTTTTCATTACAGTCCAAGCCGTATCAAATACGCTCATTGTGGTGCGCCTCCGGGTGGTGCGCCTCCTTGTTGCTGTCCCTGAGCCGCCGCCGCTTGCGCTTCCTTCTCTGCAATCTCTTCCTCAGACGGCTCCCTGTAATCGAAGTTGAGGTGCTTGTCGTCTATCTGGTCCCTGAGTTTTGCCTCGTAACCGGATTGCTTCATCTGCATCATGTTGCGGATAGCCATCTCATCCCTTCGGAGAGTCATGATTTCGTCCTCCTCCTCGTGTGGAGTCAGAGTCAATGTCCATTCTGAGATGTCAAAGGCATCCATGAGCATGGGGAATATGACGCGATTGTAAACGGACTGACCGTATGATATTGCTCGGTTGCTGACGACTATCTGCATACCCTCGTTGTTCAAGCCACCACCGGATACGTCATTCATGAATACGTTCGATACGCCATAGTATGCAGAGATGCGTTGTCTGATGTCATCTTTGATGGGAATGTATTGCAGTTCTTCTAGCGTATCCATCATGCGGACATACTCAAGACCGCCCCTGCCTGACTCGGTTTCGACACCGATTGTGGGTATGTAGTTAGGATCACGCTCAAGATGTTCTTGGATGTTCCTTGCCGTTCTCTCCACAGTCTCCATGTTGGATGACTTGATGACCATGACGCCACGAGGCATACGCCTCTTCTGATATGCAGAGTAAACGTAGTTGTCCATGGCAATCAACGTATTGACCTGACGCCACATGGTAGCCACAGGACTGCGACCATACAACTTGGATGGCGACCACTTGCTGATGTGGATGACTTCTCCATCAGTATAGACCTGCCCGTTGCCCACACCTGCTAGGTTGATGTAATGGACAGGGACTACTGGCATACCAGAAACCGGACATTTGTCGTTGGAGTCGCTTGTCCTAAATGACCTGTCTAACAGGCTAGTGTATTGAGTCCCACCCCTTATCCCTCTCTTGTCAGAGAGGATACGCATGAAGATGGGGTCTGCTCTTGACACCTCTTTGATTCTGAAAAACGCAGGTTGTTTGGTCTGCGGATCGACGAAGTATTCCTTTGTCAGGATGATGTAAGCATCATCGACTATGTTCAAGTCCATCTCCACCTCACGAAGAACCTCTAGGAAATTCTGAGTCATGCGGTTGTTATTGCTGAGAACTGAGTCAGCATACTCGATCTGGCCCCTGTCTGGTTTGCGTACCTCTCCACCACAGGCCTTGCACTCATCGACCTGCTGTTGGTACTCCTCCTCGCAATCGACGCACTTGCACACGAAGTTGGCCTTCCAATCCCATCCCTTTCGGAATGTCTCGACTGCGAGATGTTGGAGTATGGAACGGAGAACCATGCACTCGTAAGCCGCCGCATACAATGCAGGGATGGTTATCCCTTGCAGTAATGGCGGCTCTTGGACTCCCTGTGTAAACAGGGGCATTGATGGAACGGGAGTCGAATGCCTCTCCATATCGACGCCGATGGCCGAGAAGACCCTCTCCATCCTTTTCTCATCAACCATTTGCTGTCACAGCCTCCTTCTTGCTAATCATATCCTCGTCGGACAAGTTGTGTTTCTTGAGCAGTTTAATCTGTTCGGCGGGTTCCATGTTGTCATACGCCAACACTAGCACAGCATCTTCGTCCCCCTTCATGGCCTTAAGCATCTTGATTGCTTCGGGGCATTTGCCTTGCAGGTGTGGCTCTGCTTTCTCAAGAGCCGCTCTGACTGCTATCTCTCCTACGATTTCCAGACCCTTGCCCTTAGCAGATACGTTCTCGACATTGAGTTCTTTCTGCAACGCCGTGGCATACCATGGAGCGGTCGGTGCATTGAATTGAATCTCTATTCTTGGGTTATAACGAGAATCCATCTTGAACAATGCGCCATTCTCCAACAACCCTGCTAGGAAGCGATCTGAGTCTTTCAACAGGACATCTCTTCTCCTTATGTCATAGAACAGGCCTCTGCCTTGGCTCTTGCTGAACTGTCCGACTGAGATTATGTCATAGAGGAAGCCATGAGACTTGATGAGCGATGAAATCTCAGCAGGACTAGCACTAACGCCGTATGTCTTTAGGGTCTGAGCATTCAATGCGCCTCTGTTGCCAAGGACTTCCCTGCATTTGAACAGCAGGTTCTTCTCACGATTCGACAGTCTCTGTTCCTCATCAATGACCTTGCGCCATTCCTGTTTGGCAATCGACTTGCCGTCATCATCAGAGGACTCCCATGACTTTACGAATCTCCTGAATGGCAGGTCTAGCCTCTCCGCGTTCGTGTTCAGGCAATCATAGTCCTTGTCGGTGAGTGGTATGTTGTGAACCAGACTAGGAGAGACTCCTACGAAATGAGAGAGTATCGCCTCTTTCTCCTGCTTTAGGAGAGGTTGTATAGCATCCAATGCTTTCAGATGGTTGGATTTGATTAGCAAGTCAGACATCTCCCTTCCAGTCATGCCGAAGTTATCGACGAACCAGAAGCGATCTATTGATGCGAGTTTTGTTGGCATCGGTGCTTCATCAGGCAGGATTGTTCCACCAGTCTCTTGACTTGCATTCATGGGAGTCTGATCGGTTTCTGCCCCTTCTCTAGGGTCAATTGGCTTCGGCTTGTTCTCCTTCTGCTTTGCTTGCTCTAACTTCTTCTGTGCTAGTTCAACCTCAGTCTGTGCGGCATCCACCTCTGCTGTCTTTCTTATTGATGTAACCAAGTCCTTCACTCCCTGAACAGTATGCAAGTAGTCCTTACGCATCGGCCCACCCCAATCTATTCTGCCATATCTCACCATCTAGGATTATTATATTCTCCCTATACTCCTTGGTTGCTTGTACCGAAAGTGCAAGGGCAATCACCATGTCGTCATGCGCTCCGAGGCTCTCCATCTTGCCATTGTCTAGCATGGTGAACATGGATAATTCATTCAACAGAGTATTCATGTGTCTGCGCGTTGCACCCTCATCCTTGTATGGTATGAGGAGATGCCTTTGCTCAAAGTGCAGTTGCAGAGAATGTATGAGTGCCTCTTTCTTCATGCGACTCATGTTGAAGGGCTTGATTGGCAAGTCGCTGATTTCCTGCAACACTTGGTTGAATGCCATAGCGAAGTTGTTTGTCTCTAACTCGATGATGACCGGATTGAAGCGTGTGTTCAATTCTATGATTTTGCTAATCTGTTGATTGAAGTCCATGTTCTTCTCATGGTGAACGTGAACCACTCTCTTGTGCCTGTTCTCATCCATGCCTATGACCATCATGCAAGTGTAGTCTGCTCGCCTATCTGCGCTAATTGCAGGATCCCAACCGATGTAGTAGTTCAATGACTCATCAGGGTCAGGATAGTATGAGAGCGAGAGCGAGTCCTCCTTGACGTTCTCAAGAACCTCCTCTGGAAACAGACTTGCTTCGCTTGCTATCGGCTTGCATAGATACTCACGAGTGAATGCTATCGAGGTCATCTCCCCCCTTCTCGTATTGAGTGCATCGAGATTCCATCGCTCAGGCCATAGTGGCTCTCCCGTCGCTTCGTTGATTGCAGGGTACTCATTGACGCAGTACCCCTCAAGCCCTCTCAGTTCTGCGTACAAATCGGTGAAAGAGAAAGGTGTCCCCACCACGCAGAGTTGAGCCGTGTGATGGAGGACTGGCAATAGTGCGGTATAGAACCATGTGGATATGGATTTCAATTGGGTGTCTGCTTCGCTAGACAGTATGTCGTCAAGGATAACGATGTCAGGGTGCGCCCCACGAACCGCTTTGCCTATCGACATGGCTCGTATGGATGACTTGTTGGTCATCTTGAACAACTGCTTCGCCCATCCTCTCTTTGGCTTGAGGTGTACCAGAGCGGGTATGGTCATGATTAACTCATCCAGTTTAGCCATGTGATCTATGGACTGGTGCTGACTGTGGCTGAAAAACAGAACCTCTGTGCCGGGGTTGTATGCCATCTTCCATAGAAGATATACTCTAAAGAAGACGGACTTGCCATGGTCACGACTGGCTATGACGCATATCTTGTTGTGCTTCTCTGCGTTCTCATACCACTCCTTGTGGAAGTCTGCCAATTGGAAACCGCATATGTCCTCAAAGAAGAAGCGGAAGTCGCGTTGCCCCATCTCCCAATCGACTTTGCTTGTCAGTTCAAGCATCGTTTCATTCGGCATCTTGACCCCATCCTGATGGCAACAGACTCATGTTGTCGCCAACGGGATTGCTCTTGGCAAACACGGATGCGGGTAACAACGAAAGGTCATCTCCATCGACCGTATCGAAACCCTGCAAGTTCACCTCTTGCTCGACGGGAGCCTCCTCGGTCACAAAATCCTCGATGACCGATTTCTCAATCTCTGCTTCTGGTGCGGGTTCCTTCCTCAAGTCGAAAGCATTCTGCGAGTAAAAGGGATTGGCGAAGGGATTCTCCACTACTGTCCATGGTTCTGACCGTTCAAGAATGTCTCTTCTTTCAACAGGCTGTCCCTCTGGTACGACAGCAGGAATAGGTGCAGGAGCAGGTGCAGGAGGCGGACTTGAGAATGCAGAGACATTTGGCCCTCTCCTCTGATACAATCCTTCCACTTCATCAGCCGCGCCCTCATACTGCTCATTCGTGAGTTTGCCTCTTGTCTTTGGATTGAAATTGGCTCCGCGCTGTATTCTTTGTATGGCAAGTCTCCTTCGATTGGCTCTGTCTTGCTCTATTCCATCGTCAGTCATACGCATACCACCGGACCGGATGGAGTTGATGAAGTCGCCAAGTCTGCCCTTCTCTATGTCCTGTCGAACTCTCAAGGTGGAGGCCATTTCGTCTGACTTCCTATACTGATTTGCTAAATCTTTGAGATCTCTTTCTCCCTGTCTCCTGACTCTTCGGTTGTATAACGCACCCCCGATGTTGGACAGGCCTCCTGTCAAGAGTCCTAGACCCACGTTCGTAGCCATTCCTCCTGTCTTGGATGCCCTCTGAGCGGCATCGGCAGTCAAGGCGTCCAAGGCCAAGTTCTGCTGTGGTTGAGCAGGAGCCTGTCCGCCACCCTGCCCCCCACCACCGTACACGTTTACTGTGTTGCCAGATGAGTTACTTGATGCTTGTGCGATGTTGCCCCCGCCTAAGTTACCTGCTACTTGACCGCCTTGCCCCCCGCCACCGCCTCCTGTGTTGCGGTACTGCTCAGGAGCGAGATCGAAGAGACTGCCGCCTTGTCCCCCACCACCCCCTCCTCCGGTGTTCGTTCCCGCAGGAGTCATCGGTTGTGGAGTGATTGTAGTGGTCTGCTTCTGCTCGCCGGTCTGACCATTGAGTTCAACGGTCTGTTTGACATCCGGCTGACCATCTCCGTCCATGTCTTGCCCTCCTTGAGGAGCGGGCTGACTGCTAGGGTCATAGGAATATGCGGCTTGTTGCTCAGGGGTCAGACCTTGCATGGCAGAGTCTCTTCGTCCTAGCGTCTGATTCTGATCGTAAAGACGCCTCATGTCCTTGGACTCCTGCGCCCCGATACCGTACCTGCTCTGCTGTCCTCTTCTCGTAGTCCCTACGATTCCTTGCTCCCTGAGTCCTTGAAGACCACCCTCGCGGACTCCTGATGCGAAGTTACTAATTCGTCCACCGACACCCGGAAGATATGCTCCTCCTCTGTTAGCCCCACCTTGGGAACCATACATGGCCCCTTGAACAGCACCAGAGACTTGACCGGGCAGTTGCGAAGCCATGTTCATGGCTCCACGGCCTAGATTCATGGCTCCACGACCTGCCTGACCCGCTAAATTCATGGCTCCACGTCCTGCTTGGCCCGCCGCACCCATGACTCCTGCACCTATCTCTCCGGCTTTCTTCTTAGCCGCTTGCATCATGCCGGGTACGCGACCCGCGACATTGGAGAATGTTCCCATTGCACCTTGACCCATTCTCTTGGCGGCATCTAGCATACTTCCGCCCAACTCGGAGGCCTTGGCCCCCATTTGACCTGCCTTTTCCTTGGCAGAGTCCATCATCTCAGAACCCTTTGCCCGTGCAGTTCCTACTCCACGACCAAGGCTTCTAGCGGCTCCCATCATGGCGTCATCGGTTCTTTGTCCTAATTCACCCATCTTTTCCTTGGCGGCAGTAGCGGCATCGCCAATCATCTGACCTGCTTCGGACAGGCCCTCACTCGCTTTGGCCCCCATCCTCTGGCGGAAGTCGCCTACCTGTTGCCTGACTTTGCCGAACTGCTGTCTCATCTTGTCACCCATGCTTGGGTTGCCCGCCTCTCTGCGATCGAATCTGTCCTTGATATACTGTGCAGGGTTATCGACGCCTTTCGATGAGCCATCGACGTTGCTTTGTGCGTTATTCTGGTTTACTATCTGATCGACCTTTGCACGGTCGGCGTCTGTTATCCGTCCTCTCAATCGGGTGGCTCTTGCCGCTTGGTCTTCATTCCTTTGATCCATTGTTGCTTCTGCCCTTGCGGCGGCACGAGCATCCCTCGCTTGCATATCATCCGTGAAAGCAGTTTTACCGCTCAACCTTGCCTTTGTCATATGCCATGACTCTATTGCCTTGGCTATGTCCTCTCTTGCCCCCTCTAGGGAATGCAAACGAGCGGCTAGAACCAGACTATTCATTCAGAGCCACCTTCACTAATTGTACGTCCCTGTGCGATACGTCAAAGGACTTTGCGATGTTTCTCCAATCGCCGCGAGTATGCAGGATCGAGAGTACGTCATTGGTCGGCCTCTGTATCCGACTGCCTAGAATCGCTATGTCCAAGGGGTTGTTCATGTCCATCTTCCTGATGTCATGGTAGTCCTCTATTACAGTCTTAGCCATCTCCATTTGAACATCTTCGATGTATGTCTCTATCTCGTTCTTGAACTCATCAGACCTGCGGAAAATGTCGTTTCTAGTGGCACGTCCGAGCAACTCCGCGAATCTTGACAACTTAGCACCTACCGTAGGCTCAATGTTCCCGCTTTCGGACAATGGTATATCTTGGTTTTGCTGACCTATCGTTGGTTGGAAGCGCAATGGATTCAGATTTACTTGGTTGCCAGTAGCCGTGCTTCGTGCCTGTGCGACGTTATTCACAGGTGAAGGATTCATTGGAGGAGGAGCCGGTCTGGGATTTATCGGGGGACGACCCGTCACTACTTGTGGACCCATTGGTAGCGGACCCGGTTCTGGATTCCTTGGTGCGGGTTCGGGTATGACGGGCTGACCCGGTTGAGGTGGTTGAGGCGGCTCTGGTTCGGCAGGTTGTCCGGGTTCTATGCCTCTGCCATCGAGTGGTGGCCTTGGTCCGGTGTAGTGATGATCTGGTGGGAGATTGCCTCCGTGCTTGTCCATCTCGTGCATATAGAGGAGTTGGTATATCCTAGAGGCTCTGTTGCCCTTGATTCCACTATCCTTTGGTTTCATGTTGGCTCTGTCGAAGATTGCCTTGGCTTGCTCCTCATCCATGTCGAACGCATCCATCATCGACTTGACAGCAGACTTGTTGTGTGAGCCGTAATTGTGGTTGTTAATCCACCTGACCCATGCTTCGTCCTGTGCATCTGGAGGGATTATGCTTGAGTCTATGTTTCTCATTCCGGGGATGCTAGGCATCGCCTCCCCCGCATCGAGGTCTTCATCCGTCGTCGGCTCCATCAGGTTGTTTCTGATTTCCTCGTTCTGCATACGCCTACGCTCGATTGCCCCATGGATGCTATCGTAGTTGCTGAGTCCCATGTGTTGCGCCCTGTGCATGAATGGTTGGTCTTGCAGTAGTGCCTTGGCTTGCATGGGATTGACACCCGCCGCTTGTTGCTGTTTGAGGAAATTTGCAATCATCATCAAGTGTTCTTTGTCATTCGCAGTAGTGGTGTTAGGGTGGACGAGATGAGCAGGTATGACGAATCTCTTTTCGTTTCGCGGCTCCCCTCGTTTATTGTAACGAGTCTCCACAAGGCCCTCTTCCTTAGCACCCTCCTCGTACCACCTGAACCATCCCTCTCGGTTATTGTTCATGCCTGATACTATGTTGGTGACGAGTTGCCCTTGAGCATTGTAAGGATTGGCCGCGCCTTTACCCCTCCTGCCTTCTTTTCGTGCATTCACGGTCGAAGTTGCACCGTTATGATATTCATTGTCAAGATTCCAATCAGCAGAGTCTCCTGCTGTCTCAACAAACGGAAGTTTAGGTTCCGCAAAGCCATGCCCTGCTTCCCTGTTTATCTCTATCTGCCTCCTAGCCGCTTGATTGACTAGGGGCTTGCCCACCCTCATAGCCTGTCTCATTGCTTGATCGTAACCGGGAGTGTCCGGTCCAGAGTGTATTATCCTACCAATCTCCTTATCGAGTTGGCCGGACTTTATCGCCATCTCCACCGCATCCATCACGAATGGGTTCACCATCTGCCCCTCAAAGTCGTCAAAGTTGTGCTGTTGGCTGTATAGGGCATTCCTGATACCTGCTAAGGATGTGTCATCCGTGCCGTATATCGCCGCAATCATGGCGTCGGTATCGAAGACTCCCTCTGCTTTGACGATGAAACTATCCGTGTCGAACACCCATGGCACGTTGTTTCACCTCTTACCGACTATGCCCAATGCAAGAGAGGTGTCATCGAAACTGTATGCCGCGCTGTTCTCCGTATTGACCTCGGTCGGCCCCGTTGGTGCTGATGACCTGTCTTCGCTTGCCTGTCCTCCTCGTTTCGCGTGTTCATCCAATACAGGAGATGCCTTTGCTAGGCGTTCTAGTTTGTCCATAAGACGCTCTATCTTCTTCTTCAAGTGAATCAGTTCGGTGCGAGAGAGTTTGCTCTTTGCCTTGAGTAGGTAGTCCTCTGAGAATTCTAACTCCGAATCTGACGCTAGTACCGCCATGTTGGGTATTGGATCTCTCATGCCGAGAGGGTCGCCAACGTATCCCCGTGCGACTCTATCCCGTTGTAAGCCGTTTCTTAGGTCGGTTCCCATTCCGCGTGACTGCGCGGGCATTCTGTTGGAACCCTTCGTACCGCCTATGTAGCCACCACGAGTAGCAGATTCCGTGATTCCGGTGTCACCTGCTGAACGATGCCTAGTTAAGGCTCTTGGCAAAGCACCAGTCTCTCTCCTCATCTTCTCATTGGCTAGTTTTCTTTGATAGGCTATGGGGTCACGAAGCCTCAATGGTATGCCTTCTGACCTTGTTGAGCCTCTCGTTCTTATAGGTATAGACTTGACATTGGGATTGAACGATTGACGTTTGGCAGGTGCGTCAAGTTGTAATTGGGCAGAGGCTTTTCGTCGTGCTGTCTTGGACTTGATGTCCCTTCCTCCGGTAGTGTCGAGTTTTCCTCCTGCTTTCTTTCGTCCTTTCTTCCCCGATCGCTTCTTCTTTCGCTTCTTCTTCGCTTTGGATTTTCTTTCTTCTTCGTCACTCTCTTCATCCTCCTCGTACTTCCTTCCCTTGTATTTGCGTTTTCCCTTTTCTATGTCCTGTTGAACTACTTCGGAACTCGTTCTAATCATTCCCCTTGATGGATGCCCGTATGTGATGTTTGGAGTGGTGCTTCTGACTGTTCCTCGATTGGCTCCTGCCGCAAGCGAAAGCCCGTTCGCTCCCAAATCGACTCCAAGCCCAGATTCAAGCAACTTGTTCTCTTGCTCCATCATCGGGCTTCTATCTATCATCTCATCCATCTTCTCAGGCCTGATGTCTATGTGCTTGAGTCCGGGTACGAGTTCCCTGAGTGCCTTCTCCCTCCTCAGACGGGCATTCTTTTGCTGACTGCTCTCAATGTCCTCTGGGGTTCCACGAGCGTGATGAGATATTCCGTCAGCGTTCTCATTGGGATTTATGTCCAAATCACCGTAGTTGCCCATGTCCCTTCCATTGTATTGGTAAATCTCCTTTACACCATGGCCTCCCGTCATCTCTTGTGTTCTGGGACGATACAGATTGCCGATGTCACGAGGATTAGCACTTATCTTCAAAATCTCAGAGGTAAGAACCGGACGACTCACTTATTCGTCCTCCAATCCATGGGTTTCCTCTGACTGATTTTCTTCATGTGTATGTTTTTGAAAGACGCTTGAACGCGCAAGGGAAGATCGAGATACCAGTTTGCTAGATATGGCTCACGAGAGTATCTCTTTGCTAACTTCATGAATGACTGTTTCAATTCCCTGATGGCTTTCATGACCTCTATGTACCCTACCGTTCGATTCTCCTCGTCTTCGGTCCAGAATTGGCGTATGGCATATCTGCACCACATCACAGTCATTAGGACGTTTGATGCTGTTTCGTTCGATGACTCATGCTCCATTGAGTTGCTTGTCTCAAGGCTGAGAGAATCTAACCACTCTTCAACAACGTAGTCGAGTCCGTCTAGGAACATAATCAGGTCTTCCTCTGTTTTGGGATATTCTGAATGAAGAACCTCCTCATAGGGAGTGTCCATGAGCATCAATTGCCTCATCGTCTTCATTCCTCAAGCACCCCTGCCTCTGCTAATGCGTTTCTCAGGACTCTCCACTCTTCGGGTGACTTCTCTGCAAAGTGCGCTTGGATGACTGTGATGACATTCACAGATTCGCTCTTGTCTATAACTTCCATCTTATCCATCCATTTTGCTAGTTCATTGAGAGTCTCCCTTATCTCTCTGTGAAGACGGACTGCTAGGTCTATATCCTTTGGCGATATTAAGTCGGGCGTTTCGATGTATTGCGCCTCTAAAGCATCTAGGTGAAGCGTGAATATCCCATCAAGGCGATTCATGTTTTTCTCTATCTTCATCAGCGAATCACGAGTGCTTTGAATTGCAGTAGGTATCATCTCCACCTTAGCCGCCGCCTTGATTAGGGGTTGGATGTGCTTTTCCAAGTGATGGCTGACCACAGACTCATCGACATCCAACTCATATGCAAAGTCTGTAATCGTTGCCGCTCCATCGAGAATCGCTGATTCGATTTCTGCTCTCTCAGGATGTGTGCATATGGGACAGTCATGGTTGCTATTGTTATGATACTCTCCAGAATGCCTTCGCATATGTCTGTGTGCCGTTCCTGATGCCCATCCCTGATCCCTGTCTAAATCGTCCGTAGCAAGAATCCCTGTCCGAATCTGTTGCTCTAGGTTGTCCCTGTCAGGGTGGTTGCAGAAAGGACAATTCTTGCGAGTCCGCCGACCGGCCATGGTAATGCAACGTCATACCATCATTATTGTGTTTTTTCATGCATTCGCATATGTATTCCACAATATCCATGCTTAGAATCAATGGCAATTCTTCTCTTGCATCGTGAGCCAGATGCTACTGTTGCCTTGCATAGTTTATGCTCTGGAGGGTTCCTGTAACACTCAACGCACAGCCCCGTTCCATACTTTGACTTCTTCTTGAGAGGCTTGCCGCAGTCTTGGCATTTCTTGACCTTCCTTCTTTTGAGTGCGGCTTTGACATCATTCATGTCCACGTCGCCATCCTGATCGACATCAAGGGGACTCATGGGTGTTCTATTCTCAAACTGCGTTTTGACATAGTATGTTTGAGGGGTATATCCCCCGGCCCTATATGCAGGGCCGTTACCGAAAGGAAGCGTACTGTCTCCCTGCTAACAGGAATACGACGAAAAGACCGACTAGCGCAAGCATAGATTGAGTCGGGTTCATGGATGGTCCCTTGTATAGGAGAATTACAATGTCAAGCAACATGAATGCTATGATGAATATCATGGTCGCGCTCTCGACCAGTATCTTGTTTGGACTGAACATTGCTACTGTGGTATGCATAGGGTTGAGGCCCATATTATCTTCAAACGATTTTGCCATACTTACACCTCACAACATTGCCATTCCGGCAGTCCCCATAGCACTCATTCCACCGTGCTGTTGCATCTGATTACCAAGCATACCACCTAACAGGCTACCAAAGAAACCCGGTTGGTTGTTCAATAGTGGGTTATGAGCCGCAAGTAGCATCTGAATCTGCTGTTGGTTCATCTGAGTCTGAGTCTGACAAGAAGACTGGAGATTTTGCAGAGTTAGTCTTAGATTCTCAGGAGACATGGATACAAGACTTGTTGGAAGAGAGTTACTGTCAATCGTGATATTGCCATTGTCATCAGTTGTCAGAGTGATTGCCGAGAAGAAATCCTTCAAGGCTAGAGTCATTACTTCTCCTAGCAAATCAAGCAGAACTCCCATATTGTTGCCTTGGATGAACTGTGACACAGGATCTGTGTATTGCAACAGTCTCGCAGTCGCTTGTATCGGATCGTTTGCCATCTGTTGCATCATGGGGTTCTGCCCCATCATCTGCATCTGCATCGGATCCATCATTCCATTTTGCATTCCATACCCTGCACCGCCCATTGCGCCAAACGTAGTAGGCGCACCAAACTGTTGCGTGGGTTCATCGTTGTTTCTTGAAAACCAACCCATTATTTATTCTCCTTTTATTGTGTCCCACCATCCGGCGATGGATTTTGGGAAGGGACATTTGTTTGTTGTTGTTGTGGTTGCATGGCAGGAACGCCAATCATGGTGTTCTGTCTCTGTGCATCCTGTATTTGCAACGCTCTAAGATCGAAAGTTACTGTGACTAAATCTGCGACACCGCTTATTGGATTAGGGTGTTGAGTCATGGTTATTCCTTTCTGATGTTGAACGTCTTGTTGAATCATGCGAAAGAAAGGCTCGTACTTCACCAAGGACTCAGAAGTCGAGCGATTTCTGTTTTTAGGAGCCGTCAGACCCGGCACTCTGAGAAACTTAGTCCCCATGCTCGTTGGTCTGGAAATACCGTCCGATTCCAACATTTCCTCCTGCTGTATCTTCTTGAGGGTGTGATATATGTGCAGGTGAGCAGGACAGAGACTGCTGTTCAACTCATCGCCAATATCGCCATGTGTCCTAGCATGAGGTTTTCTTGGTTGTCCTGTATCCTCGTCAAACCAATAGATGTCTGCTAAGGACATACGAGTGTCCTCGTCAATGATATGTGCATACGCATTGTCATCTCCCTCTATGAACCTGCGAATGTCCACGCCACAGCAAGCGCACTCATGTGCGGCATTGTACCTGTATATTCTGAAAAGCCCGAAGTTGTATCTTGGTGGCCTCAAGACCTTCCTAAGCATCTTGATGTTCTTCTTTCTTGCTTTTCTCGGATTCTTAGGATTGCTGTGTAGCCTTATCTCCACAGTAGGAACGAATGACTCCTTCTCTTCACCCGGCATAGAAGATCCACTAGCATTAGCCATTTCGGCCATCTGTTGAGATTTTAGTAATTGAAAACTGACGCCTGTTTCCTGCGCCAATTTCATGAGTTGCTCATCGGTGAGTCCCGACAGTCTCGTGCCTGTATTCCAGACAGATGGCATGGATGGCATCATATTCATCATAGTTATGTCACACCTAACAGACTCTTTACTGTTATCCAAGGGTCAGAGACTTTCAATCAACTTTATCATCACCTTCTCGACATTCATTCCGTGTTGTGCAGATATAGCCTCAACATCGGCTTGGATGCCCGCTTTTCTCAATCTTCGCAACTCCTGTCTGAACGGATAAACGATGGGGTGTTCTCTCTGCAAACCATTGTCCCAGAGATATTGCGCTTGTGGAGTCCACCAGATGTCCATTTTGTTGATTAGAAAGCAGAACATATCGGGTCTGTAACCCGCCTTTGCATTTTTCCGTGCTTTTCTGCTGAGAGACTGAGGGTAATGCTTGCCAACGATAGCATCGACAAGATACGACAGAGATGCGACGGACTCTTGTGTGAATTGAGGATAGTTGAGGACTCTATGATCGATGATGAAGAAAACCACGTTTGGACGACGAATGAACATATCTTCGACCCATAGGCTTCGGAATTGGGTCTGCCCTCCGATGTCCACGCTAGAGACAGGATGTCTCTCCGTCTTCCACTTGATTTGATGACGATGTGCCGTTGGTAAGACATAGTATCCGTTCTGCCTAGCATGAGTCGTTCTGAACTCAAGGGGTATCGGCTCTATATCACCGGGAACGGTAAGATACTGGTCTAAGGTAGTCTTGCCTGTCATGCTTGGGCCATAGACACCTATGCGGTGTGGTTTCAGAGTCCTATACAGTTTCTTTATCGCGTTGAAGGAGGCAATTACGATGTGACCTGCCAACATTGCCGAACTCATGGGAGAATCACTCCCTGTTCGTTATCCACTCCCATACTTCGGTGGGACTCACGTTCCCAATGTTGTCTAACAGAAATAAGGTTAGGAATGTGAGGGCGACTCCACCAAATAACGCAATGACTGTCCGCACCCATCCGGCCAATCGTTCCATCCTTCGTTCATAGGCGTTTTCAGCCAATATCTGCGACATGGCCTCCGCTTGTCTCTCTTGCTTGGTGCTAAACGGCCACACCAAGTTTCACCCCCCTAGTCTTCGTCATTCTCTTCTGTTCCGTCGTTAGGAACCCCGAATAACTGTTGTCCCGTTGCTTGATTGAACTGATTAGACCACTCAGATCGCATCTGCTCCTTCTGGAATCTTCTCGATTGGAGTTGCATTTGGTTCCTGAACCACTTGTCATATCGTGACTCTTGAGCGAACTCCGCCCTCATTGCTAGGTTGTCCCTGATGCCGCCGACTTGGAAGAGAACCATTGCGATGCACAGGAACCCGAAGCAAATCAGACCATATTGAAGCCCCATCTCTGCGGGCGCGGCATCTGGCAGATACCAGTCCAGATGTGATATGCCAACTGCACAGCCCGTGAGCAGGGCTTGCCACAGTAGCATGGCTATCAGATTCACGTCTATTCTTTGGCTGTCATTCGCCCATGGAGGCGGTCCCCCAAAAGGCGGTTGTTGTTGTGGCATTACCATTCAGTCACTCTCCTTTCTCTAGTGCGCGAAAGCCCTTCTCAATCACCATATTGAGGAAAGCCGACTTCGCCACCAGACCTCTCTTCGATTCCATGAGATGAAATAAGTCATCCCTCAATATAACGGAAACGTGCTTTCCCATGAGTTGTGTCAGCCCTAATAGGGTTAAGAGTGTTTAGGGGATTTTTCTAAGTGACTCTTCGACCTAAGACTGTTTGCTTGTAATCGGGTTCTTGTTGGAATCTCATGTTTGCCATGGCGGCTTCTAACGCTTGCCGAGAGAGTTTAGTTTGTTCTTTTGTCCGGCCATGATGCCTATAACCAATGTCTGTTATGGAATGACAGGACGTGCAACCTTTCATGCCAGTTCTAGGATCTATAACTTCTTTGCACTCAGAAGGATTTCCGGGTTCCGAGGCAGGACATACCTGAATGCCTTCTCCTTTGTGTCCCGGTTCAAGATAGGAAGTGGCGGATATTTGAGGATGAGAAAGAATGTCTCGGATAAGATCGGCGTGTCTGCCCGTATATTTGGGTATGCTGTCTCGTGTTTCCTGACCGGGAAGAGACAACTTGAAATGAAGATTTTCAGGGAACACGTCGTCCTTCCAATTTCTCGCTTGTAAGAATTCATGCACGGCAGGATATTGTCGTGTCGAAAGCCAATGCGATGAACCGGCCAACTCCCATGGCCTCTGATTGTTCAGAACATCTGTAATCATCGAGAGTTCACCGGCGTCTTTAGCATCGCCCGCCGCAAAGATGCGAGTTTTGGCAGGTTGGTCTTTTCCACCTGCATATGGTCTTGCGGCATCGAACAAGGACTCATCCAATCCCGAAGCCACACGAACAGGATCGGTTAGTATCCTATCTAGGATGTTGTATTGCCTCGCTTGAGCAGGGTTAGAAGCCATGTTGCGCTCTCTAGCATAGCAAGCCTCACACGCACCACAAGTCTTAGTTTTACAGGCAATTGCAGGTTTATCTAAAAGACTAATTCCTTCTAATTTACCCGGCTTGCCATAACCACCTACGGCCTCGGTCGCTGAACTCATAGAGTCTATGTCTGCTATCCCCTCATTTGCCATGAACTCGGACCATGGGACAATCTCTCGCCCCTCAAGCGGATAGCCGGTTATGTTCCTGTCTCTAGGACTACCTAGCAATTGATTCAACAAATCCCTGTTTTCGTCCAAATCCATGAAGTCGTAAATGTCACGATTGCCTCCACCGTAATATTGGTCTTTTGGTCTTTCAGGCCCAAGTAGTCCTTTCATTGGTCCCGTCGTGTATTTTCTCCATGGATATGGAACTGCACCGGGCATTTCCCCTCCATACCTCTTAGACCAGAACATCATTTGACCGGGCTTGCCCCAATCTTTCTTGTCCGATTCCGTGAGTCTGGCTTTGATTAAATCCCACGCTTGGTCGAAAACGCTACCGCTCACGACCGTTGGTATTACAACCATCCTTCAAAGTAGTTTCTTAGGTGCAGGGGAGTGGGGAATGGTAGTGAAGGAGACTACAAACAATGATAGCGTGTGCCGACGCTCTCCCCTGCGATTTGTAAATGCGGACAATCGTTAATCAATTAGACGCTTGATGCAATCAATCATTCACAAAGTCACCCAAAGTGGGATACTCAGATAAGAGGTCTTTCCAAGAGCCACGAGAGAATCTCTTTTTTCGCCCCATACCGGGCCAATCAATGTCTCTGGTAGCAAGCATCTCTATCACGTTCTTGCCGCCTTCCTTACTTGTCTTGATGTTCCGAGGCCAAGGATGTATGTCGAAGCCTTCGTCTAACAGAGTATCTGTTATTCCATGCAACACCTCTCGTGAGTCTGGATCGACTAGGTAGTTGGAGTAAACCACCGGCCCCTGACTGGCTATTGCGGCACTCAAAGTGTCTGCTTGCAGTTGGTCTTCCTCGTCAGCCGTCGATTTGTCTCCATAACTGAATGTTCTCTTGGCATACGGCGGGTCATAGTATGAGAAGATGTCATCCCTCTCATTCAATTCTCGTGAGACATCCTGCATGGGTTGCGTTCTCAAGTCCCAATTTCTCATAAGAGGAGCCATGGCCCTGAAATCCATGGGAATGGAGGGTTCTCCTCGGCCTCCTGTAACCTTCCTCAAACCCGGTTTCATGATGCCGAAGCCCTTGTTCCACTCAGGTGTGTTCTTGTAATTCATGTGTCCTTGGAATGCTCTGCTGTTGGCAGAGGTGAATAACTCAGCAAGCCTCATTTTTTCGTCAAGACTTAGTTCCTCCCCAAGAATATCCCGTTTGTACCTGATTGCATTGGCCCTGTCCACTATGTCCTGCAAGGCCTCTTTGGTATTCACAGGGACGCCTCTTTCATCAACAGGTCCGAATGAGGGGACGTTCAAACCGATCTGAGCCATTCTTCCGACATTGATGGGGTCTGGGTTGATGTCCGTGGCTATGCCTTGTGGGGAATTGAGTGCGTTTAGCATGGACAGGCTACCTCCAAACGCTTCGTAAGGAATGTGCGTTTCTCTATACGGATGGAACATTTCTCTGAAATATGGCCCTAGTTGCTGTTTCCCACCCCACCAATTGAGTATCTGAGGCAGACCACCAAGGCTCCTGTCCCTCAGACCGGGGACTCTCTGCATCAGTATGTTCGGCCCACCACTCCCCTCTAGCATCATCTGCCTGAGTGGCTTCTTCCTGTTCCTACCTGCAAACTTCACAGTAGGCTTACGAAGTTCTGGCTTGTCTCCTTGGTCGGCCCTCCATGCATCAAATTGTGCCATAACGCTGTCCAAGTTTGGCCTAATGTCATCGAAGTCATCACCTTCCACTCCTTCAAATTTGTAGGCCTTCATAACATCCCATGCATCGTCGAAGAAAGTATAACCCTGCCGATCTTCAATACCCATGTCTATCACTTTCCTCGACGGACACCAAGAGTTTCCCCTACAACTCCTTTCTTACTTTGAGCCAGATTATCCTTTCTTTGCAGGGGAACAATCTCATCGAAGAGATTTCTTGCTTTTACCTCTCTAAGATAATCTGGCACAGCCGAATTGAACGCTAATACTGTGTTACCCATATCTCCAAGCATACCCAATCTGTCTAGCAAAGCACCTTGGTCTATTAGCCCATGCTCCCCTTCTTCTCCTTGATATGGAGGATCTGAGAGAATAGTTGCGTCTTTTACGGGATTTTCTATAAAATCATCAAGCGTATCCATCAAATCGCCTTGTCTGAATCGGTAGTCTTTATCTCGCCACTCCTGACCCCATGGATAGTAAGTCCACTCATCATCAACATCTGCTTTGAAACGCTCAGGTTTCTGAGGGCGAATCATATTAGTCGTAGTAGGTTTTCTTCCCGGCCACTCTGGAATTACCTTTTCTGCCATGATGCTCTCTAGGAGTTTTCCTGTGGGCGTATTTGCAATCTTCCTGCCAAATGAACGTGGTGGTATTGTTAGTTTACCCCCTCCGGGTTGTCTCCAAAGACCTGCTTGCATTTGAGGTTGCAACATGAGAGCCAATTGAACGGTCCTATCATCATAGAGTCCTTGTTCTATCCTATCGTTGTATTCTCTCTGCATCAATCTGAATCTCAACGGCACGTTCCAAATCTGATCTTTGTCAAGCCCATGCCCGCCTGTTGCATCATGAAAATCTCGTGCCATCTGTTCGGTAACACTACCTACATTCACCATTTTTCCTTTTGAAGACGGGACACCAATTGGGACTAGCAATGGATCATCCACTCTCATGGTGTATTCATCAGCAGGATTCCATGAGAATCTGTCAGGGTTTCTCATTATCGCATTGTATATAGCGGGTTTTATTGGTTGAATATCCCCGCCTTCAAAAGAATCGGGGCGCAAGATTCCTGTTGAACCTAGATAACCCATGGTTGGATCTCGGAGATGACCTCCCGTGCCACCATATCTCCTCAGTAAATCTGTATATTTTGAGGGATTTTTTACGCCCGCCATGCCGGAAAATATGGGAGGCATTGGAAGACTTGTATCATCTAATGCTCTTAATGCAGAGTCGATTGACGGTTGTCCCTTTGATTTTGCCACTTTCCAACCATAATCAAACGCCTTTAGGAAGACATCGGAAGCCGTAGGCATATTATACCGTTAAAGTCAATTGTTCTTTGAGTTTGCTAACTACAAAATCTTCTATCGCTAGGAGGTTCTCCGGGTAAATCCCACAGTCCAAACCATTCTTCAAGCCCCAATACACCAGTTCCTCGGTGGACAGGTTGCCACCAGAGCCGTCCACGAAGGGACAACCACCAAGACCCATGATGCAGGAGTCGAACTCGCGTACTCCCATGAAGAAAGCAGAGTCCAACTTCTCGGTCATCGGCACGTCATTCTCACCATGATGCAAGTGCAAAGCAATGTTGGATGTGATTTCTGCCTTTCTTATGAGTCGAACCACGTCTTCAATATGCTCGCCCGTCGCTTGGCCCGCAGTATCGGAGAGAACGATGGTGTCTCCGAAAGTCTCTGCCCAACGAAGGGACTCGACCAACTTGTTCTCTTCGATTTCGCCATCAATAGGACAGCCGAAAACGCAACTGAGATAGACGCGAACATCCCTCTTTGGTATGTCTTTCATGATTTCGCAGTAGTTGGAGAACACATTGGCACGGGTGTCGTTGTGGTTGCTGATGGTGAAGCCCTCGCTAGGTGACATGAATATGTTGAATCTCTCGACACCTCGTTGCTTCGCTTTCTCCATTCCTTTCTTGTTGGGAATCAGAATTGCCAATTCGCAATCCGGGTGCTTCTGCATGGCTCTTTTGAGAACCAACTCGGAGTCTGCCATGTTGGGGACTAACTGTGGGTGAACGAAAGCACCCACCTCTATGCGTTTTATGCCCGCATTGACAATCATGTCGATTAGTGTAATCTTGTCTGCGGTGGGTATGATGGTGTCCAGACCCTGTAAGCCATCTCTAGGAGTGACTTCATAGATCTGGAAGTCCATGCTCTCACCTTGTATTAGTCATGGTCTGAAACGCCCCCATGACCATACGCCCCTAATAATGCTGATAATCACGATCCCTCCTCATGTATTCGCCGTATGCCTTCATATCGGCGTACATCAGGTACAAGCCAAAGCCCATCCATGCAAGAGCAGAGGGAATTACAATCCATGATAGAGGGATTTGAATCTCCATTGCACTAATGTCACTTACTAAGGCGGCGGTACTCATCTCCATCATATCAACTCACAACTCCACCAATCGAACCTTCCATTCGTCTTTATTTTCCTCAGAGGCAGATTCTTCACGTTAATACCCCATTTCAAATTTAGATGGGCCTTTCATGTTCCTGACGCTCTGCACGGCAAAGCGAATCTTCTGAGTGCTGTGGAGGTTCCAGAACTCTCCTTCCTTGAGGCCGAATTCCTTCTCGACCCTCCTGCACAACTCGTAGCGCGAACACTTCTGCAAGTCATCATCAATTGTCAGACCCAGAACGGTGCTGACCTCTTCATCGGTGTATGCGACGCGCCTGTCAAGCCACACATACACCTTGCCCATGATTCCCATGAGCATTCTTGCAAGCCGGTGTCCGAAACCCATTTGGTGTATAATTTACACCATTGTTTTTCTTTGTTTTGCTTTTTCACTCTGTTTGGAACTCATCACCCTCGTATGCGGAGGGTAATCCCAACTCTCTCATGAGTCTTCTTTGTTGATTTGGGTCCATTGCGACGGGAGATCGTTTCATGCGTTTGACCTCTGCCCTCTCCTTGTTGTCCTTAGCGGCTCTCTTCGACCTGAGCGTTCGTCCTTTCATGAATGACCATATGGTTTCAAAGACATCGTTGCTCGTTTTGAGTGAACTAGGATCGTTTTTCTCTTTCTCCTCTTCCCTTTTCCTTCTTTCTTCACTAAACGAATAGACGGGCTTGCTCGCATCGCTTGATGTCATGGCGGAATCTGCCTTGGAGATGTTGTCCTCTCCCCTAATGAAAATCATCGCATCTGGATGGTCTTCCTCTTCATGCTCAAGGCGCGAGTGAGTCTTCATGTCATCTCTCCTTGAGTCAAGAGCGACTCGATTCATTTTGCAGTTGATTGCTTGGTGGTTGCCCATGTTCGGGAACCGGCACTCCTCATGCGGGTTCGCTCCGCAGAGTTGGCAGTTGTCTGACATATCGAATGGCATCAGACATACCTCCAAGCACCGTCGAAGGACTTCTTCATGTCTGCCGGATGTTTCCCTTCCTTCTTTAGGTCTTTGTAGCATTGGCACATGGGTTCTTTAGCAGAGCATTTCATTATTCCTTTCTTCATACAGGCACAGGGATTGCTCTCTGTGGCTCCGCAACAGCATTCTTTTTTCTTTAATTTAGTCATTAACACTTCCACCTCCGTCTTGCGGCCTTGCCTCTTGGTCCCTTCCAACTCCTGCTTCGGGCGCAGAAGGACTTCTTTCTTGCCGCATCTTTGCCTTTCGGGTTATCGCTTGTCACGGGTGGTTTTAGATTTGACCCGGTAGCCTTGTTATATTTTCTTCGACCCTTTGCAGTAAGACCGCCGCCCGCTTTGACGGACTGCTTCTCCCCCCTGCCTACTGATAGATTAGGCCCTGCCTTGATTAGCATGGCTTTTGACAAGAGGTTGCAAGTATAGCAGTCACAGGATTTCACCATCGTCGGCTTCCCCCCTACTCCTTGTGGCTTGCTCCTCTTCCTCTTTGTAGCCGCCTTCTTCTCCTTGGCACTCATCGATCCTGCTGTTTTCGGGGTCTTAGAACTGACTTTCTTTGACGGACGGCATTTCGGATACCCTCTGCTCGATTTGTCAGCATCGTCCCTGCCGCACGGCGGGTGCTTGCCATCCTTGTCTTTGCGCGAGACATCAACCCACTTCTCCTTGAACCAGTCTCTGAGGTCTTTCTCCTCTTTGATGAGGCCTGAGAAAGGAAGTGTCGCGGCATTCATTTCTTCCCCTTCTTCCCCTTTGACTTCTTCTTCCAACCGCCACCCTTGCTCTTGTACCACTTGGAGGCCCATGCGTTAGCGTATGCGGAGGGATATACATCGAATTTAGCACGAGCCTTTGACTTGGCCTGTGACCAGAGGCTCGGATTCGTAGGGGCGTTGTCTCCCTTCTCGTCACTCTTCATTAGTTCCCATGCTGTTTCAAACGTGTTATTCATTTTGTTTCACCTATTTTTCTGCGCTGTATGGAGGGCATTGTTCACATCGTATGTTTTTTGAATTTCCAAAAAAGGATCTGGGGTCTGGAACCTGTATAACTCCGGTTCCTTTGCAACTTTTACAATCCTTTTGAGGGCCGCCCGTTTCCTTAACGACATCCCAAGCCTTGTTGAATGCTGTCATATTATTCCACCTCTTCGGGATGGGATGCATAATCGACCCGACCAAATGGAGATGGTGCGGGCATTTTCTCTGCTGTAACCATCCCTCGCCTGTTATCTCTCGCAAACTCAACAGCCTCATCTCTTAGCGAATCCAATCCCTGTTTAGTTTTAGGATGATTCATCACTCTATCAATGGTCGGGGGTTTTCCTCCTCGGATTTGACTCCCTGCCACTTGACTACCCAAATCTCTTGCTCTGTCAGCAAAATCTCCTTCTAACGGCACATTACCAGTCATGAAAACCTCTTTGTCATTAGCACGAGTAGGCCTCGGATAATTCATGTAACTGCCACGCCTAGTTCGTTGTGTGCCATCCCTGTTTATATCCGAATCAAGTGATGAGCCGAAATCACGATCCTTTGTCCTTGCATACTGTGGAACCGGGCTACCTTTTGTGAGGAACGCCCAAGCCTTGTTGAAAATGTCACTCATATGGGTCATCCTCTCCGTGCTTGTATCTATGTCCGCAGTCGTTACAGGTGTAACTCCATTCGCGGGGAGCATCGAATTCGTCATCCTCTAGTCTCTTGTTGCATCCTTTGCAATTTCGACCAGACCAATCGTAACTCTTTGCGATTTGCCAAGCCTTGCTGAATGCTGTCATCTCAATATCACCCTCTATAAGGACGGAAAGCCGGTTTCTGTAAATTGCCTTGATAAATTGGATTTGGCGATCCAGTAGTGAATATCCCTAATGACATTATTTCACGGAGAGTTTCTTCGGCACTCTTTGCACCCCTTGCTTCCATGTAATCCATAATGATGTCTTGTACCGCACTAAGTTTGCTATCCATCCTCATTCCTTCACCTACATTATGTTCATGCACTTCTCTGTTGTAGTCCTTCGTATGGGCTTCGTCAGATAGGAACTCATTCAAATTCTTGGGGCCGGAGAGGTTTCCGCCCGTCCTCATGTCTCCCGCTTCATTCATCATCCTATTTGGATTGCCTTGACTGTCAAATTTGTATTTGGTCAAGTCCCAAGCCTTGTCAAATAAAGTCACAGAAACCACCTTTCTTCATCTGAGGGCCATGGCTCCATAATTCATCTTAATATCTTCCATTATTTTTGCAATTTCGTCCGCATGATCATGTTCGCCAAATTCATCTAAACACCGAAATGCATCACTCAAACTCCTCATGCATTCCATATATTCTCTGTTCTCTTCTTCGGACATCATGTTCTTGGAAATGTTCCAAGCGGTATCGAAGGTATCTGCCATGACCGAGGGTATTTTGACAATCCTTTATTGAGTTTAAGGTTCATACTCCGGGTTGTCTGTCTCCCACCTTATGGTCTGACAGGCATGGCAGTATGGCGAGTCCGACAAGGCCGAGTTCTTCTCGCAATCTATGCACATACGCCATGGCTTGCCCGGAACATCACCCGGATTGGGCTTGAGATTCCTACGAGGATCGACTTGCTTCCTCCCCATCGACTCCTTGTATTTCTCGTACCATTCCTCCCCATGCCTCTCTATCAGGATTCTCTTGGCCCTCTCGCGGGCATCCTCCTTGACGAGACTCCACGCTTGGTCGAACGCTGTCATCTCCAATCCCTCAAGTATGGTTTCAAGGCTTCTTGCTGTTCTGCACGATTGCCACTAAATGAACTTGGTTCATCATAGCGATAGGAGTGGATGCTTCTATCTCTCGACATATCAATCAAATCCTCTTCGGTAATCGGAATAATCTCCGAAGGGAGTTCATACTCATCTTCCAAGAAGTCCAAGCCCCACACATTACCTGCAACTCCCTGCCCCTCATGCCCCTCATCGGGTTCCAAATATTCGTTGTAGTCCGATTTTGCCCTTCTGAGTTGTGGTTCGCCCTCCCTTATGGGTTCATACATATTAGAACCCAATATCGCATAGAGAAGTGCCAAAGACTTGTCAGGTGTCCAGAAGAAACTGTCTGGATCGCCCTTTTTACCCCCTTGATACAGGTAATCATGCGGGCCTGACATGGGGTGAAACTCGTCAAGTTCCAAATCATCCTCCTCTCTTCTGTATTTTTTAGGAGTTTCATGTATGTAAAATGGCATTTTCACCAAATCCCATGCTTGGTCGAACGCTGTCATCGTAAATCCCTCATTTTGTCTTTTTCTGCATCTGAAAATCCATATGGGTCATGTATGCCATCAATAGCCGATTCAACGTGTTCTTCGGGGTCATAACAATCGGTGCAAATAATCATATTTCCATCTAAATCGACAAAATCATCTGCTTCTTTGCCGCATATATCGCAATAATACGGAGATTTCACCAAATCCCATGCTCGGTCAAACGCTGTCATAAACTCTCCATCCTTGTGCCTCAAGCAACTCGTTCATCTGTTGGCTATCTCGGACATTTGCCCACCTTCCCGCCATCAAGTCAGGGTTTTCTTTCTCCCATTGACTTACCATAGAACCAAACAGATTCGGTTCATAGAAAAGTTGGCCTGTCTCATCTGCAACAGGATCGTGGTGAATTACGGCGTGTTGTGGGAAGTTCGGACTTCCGGCCATACTTTTGCCCCCCTTAATCCACCAATCCTTGCCTTTACCGTATCTGCCCTCGGTGTCCAAGCCTCCAAAACCATACCAACCCCCTTTTCGCTTAAACGCCGTTGAACCATCTTTTTGTGTGATTCTCGATGTGCCGGTCGATTGATAGTATGGTCTATTTCGATACATGACAACCTTTTTGCCGTCTAGTGTCCCTATCGGCTGTGGTGTCGAACCATCGTTGTTTTTTACGATGTCCCATGCTCGGTCAAATACTGTCATTGCCAACCACTCGCTCCAAATCTGTCCCACCATTCCTGTAATTCCATGGGTTCGTATGACATTTCATGGATGGGCCGCGACTCATCGTCACCAGTATGCATGAAGGCCCATTGAGTGGGAAACTGGTATCTTCTTGGGTATCCTTCCCGATTCATCCCCCCCACGCCCTCAGAGCCGAAGAGTTGCATGACCTTTGCTCGCAAATCATCACGAATGCCCATTTCATGGGCTATTGAGGCCGCTTTTGGAGGATATAAACCCGAAGAAGTCATTTCGGGCCAAACCGCATAGTCATAATCGGCATCCTGCATCCTCTCTGCAAAATTGCCTCTTCCACCGCCCCCCATGTAAATGTCATACAGTTCTGCGGGCGACACACCTGCGGCTTCTAGTCGTTCAAGGGCATCTGAGTTTTCTAAGTCAAATACTGGACTAACTCCATAACTCTGGCTTGATGTTGGAATTCTCAAGATACGAGATGGGTCGATTTCGGGCAAGCGATACGAATGAACAGGGCGAATGTTACCTCCGAATCGCTTATTGTCCCAACCCGCATACTGATCTGCGGTCATCCTCTGTGGAGAGAAGAATCGACCTATATCCGATTCATTACCCGCCCTGAACACCTCTTGGCCCGTGAAGGGCATTGTCGGTGCTAAATTCGTAGGGTCGTTCGTCTGTTGTAGGATGATTGGTGCTAATCTCCTAACCCAATCATCCGGTTCCTCGCCCATTTCTTCAGCAAATGAGCCATAGTATCCGGCATAGCGTTCTGCCAGTTCGTTCGCCTCATCCATGTCAATCGCCTTGACAACATCCCACGCTCGGTCAAAAATCGCCATGTAATCCCATCTCCTTGCTTCTGTTCTGCATCATTTCTATGAATTGACCTACTGTCATATCGGGGTTCGCCTGTGCAAACACCTTGATTCTCTCTGGAGGTATTGT